ATCTAAGTTAGACTCTGGTGTATTGACTCGTGCTGCTGATAATACAGAGGCATTTAATGAATTATTTCCACTCGCAGTTAAGACTTTTCAAAGCACCGCAACTGATACTAACGGACTTAAGGAACAATTTGTAAACGCAATAAATTCTAAGGTTGCTGAGAGATCTGATAAAAAAGCAGAAGATAAAAATAAAAAGGCTGTTTATTCTGATTTAGCTGCTGGTATCTCTGCCGTTTTGCAAACCAGATCAGATCTTGGTGTAGGCATACCAGACGCTGTGTTTGTAACAGGTAATCAATGGCCAGATGAGGTCAAAGATTTTAAAATTACTGCTTATGGAATGAAAGATTATAACTCTTCAGATGTAATCTTAAGATATGGTAAGACTTACTATGGGATATCATTAAAGAAAAAAGCTTTTGAATCTGCTGCGGCACCAACTCTAATCAACACTGCGTTCGGATCTTTCTTTACAGGTACGGAGTTCACTGCTTTGAGAAGTAGAATAATGCAAGCAAAGAAAAAATTTTTTGCAAAAGTAATTTATGATGCTTGTACAGACGAAACACCTAATAGTCCTTTTTATGTTCCAGAGGCAAATGATGGAAGAGGCGGTACAATATTAGAATGTAATAAAACATATCAAACCAAGGCGACGAAAGCGTTAAAAAGTGAAAAATATTCTGTCCGTGGAATGCGTCTTCAATCTGATGGCACATTGAATATTCGGGATGCAGAAAAAATCTTGGATATCAAAGTTGATATATGGAGAAAAAATGACAAAGGTGATTGGGAAATTAAAACAGGAGTTAAATTATTACAACTTAAAGATCCAACTGCCTTGACTCGTATTAGTCCTGAGTTTCCTAAAGAGTTCCAAACTAGATTTAGAGATTATGTTAATAAATCTTTATATGCAAGGGGTGGTAAAATTAGTGAGTTGTGGAAAACTTTTACAGATATCATGAATGATGATAAACCTGTTGTTGGTGGTAAAAGTATAAAACAATCTTTGGTTGATGGATTATTCAGTAGAATTTTGAAAATAGATTTATATGATAGGCTAGCTAAAATTAAACGTAATGATTTTAAATTTTACTTAGTCACTGGTGCTGGAAGAGCTCTTAAACCTAGAGGGTCAGACGTTTATGTACCTAAAGTAGAAAAAGGTGATACAAAAGGATTGACTAGTATCTTAGCAAATCTAGCTGAATTATGCCCTGATGATTGTCAAAAATCTATTGAGTATAATGATGCATCTGAAACCGCAGCTAATGTTAGTTTAACTTTATTTGTTACTCCTAAAGGGTCTAGAAATAAAGTACCAATTCTTGATATAGGATTAAGATATTCTGGAAATTTCTTCGCATATCCTCAATTTCGTGGTACAATGACTAAAGAGTTCATAAGCTACAGCAAGAAAAAATCTACATGAAGAACACTCATCTTGAACATTTAGAAGATAATATTTTGAACGGTGGATCTCAAGGAGGAAAAGAGGCAGTTGCTTTTCTTCGTTCACTTGGAGATATGTTAGATCAAGGTATGGCAGACGCCCGTGTTACTGTTAAGTGGGATGGAGCTCCTGCGATAATTTGTGGCGTAAATCCAGACAACGGTAGATTTTTTGTAGGAACTAAATCTGTATTCAATAAAGTAAATCCAAAGATATCATATTCTGAGAACGATGTGAATAGTATGTATCCGCCTGGGCAACTTTCACAAAAACTTAAGGACGCATACAAATATCTCTCTACACTTTCAATACCAAACGTCGTACAAGGAGATCTTTTATTTACTGATGATAAGTATCAAGCTAATATAGGTGGAGATACTTGCATTGCATTTCAACCAAACACAATTGTATATGCAGTTCCAAAAGATAGTGACATTGGACAAAAGATAGACGAAGCAAAGTTTGGAATAGTGTTTCATACTTCATATTCTGGTAGAACTCTAGATGCAATGTCTGCCAGTTTTGGAAATATCAATATTCAAGGTAACAGTGATGTCTTTGTAACATCATCTGATTTTAAAAACGCATCAGGTGAAGCAAACATGACTCAAGCAGAAAAAACAACCTATACAAATCTTGTGAATAAAACAGAGGGATCTTTAAAACAAGCGTCTCGTTTTCTTGACATGATGAAAACAAATAATATGAATAAGTTTACTTTGAATATTATGTTCAAGACTTTCTTTAACTCTTACATTCGTCAAGGTAAAACTTTAATTGGTGCTCGCAACACTGCAAGAGATTTTGCACAGTATTTTTCAAATGCATTAGATAAAGAAATTCAAACTAAAAAGATGAAGACGACAAAAGATAAATACTTAGAGCTTAAAAATAAGGGTCTTAAATTTATCTCTGACAATCAACAGGCAATATACATGACCGTTGCATCTTATATGAATTTACAGGCTGCGAAAAATTTCATGATTCGTAAGTTACAAAAAGTAAACACATTTGGCACGTTTCTTAGAACACCAGATGGTTATCGTGTAACAGCACCTGAAGGATTTGTTGCAATTCGTTCAGGACAAGCTCTTAAACTTGTAGATCGTTTAGAGTTCAGTCGTGCAAACTTTACAGCAGATAAGAATTGGGAGAAAGGTAATCCCATGCCCGCACCAAAAATATGAAAAGTTTTACAGCATTTATAACTGAAGCAATATCTTCTCAAACAGTTGCGAAACCTGATCCAAATAAGGATGAGGCAGATATGACTGTGGCTTTTGGTCGTTTTAATCCACCTACAACTGGACATGAGAAACTTCTAAACAAAGTAAAACAGGTTGCTGGTCGTGGTAATTATGAAATCTATCCATCAAGATCTAACGATCCTTCAAAAAATCCTTTAGATCCAGACACAAAGATTGGATATATGCAACAGATGTTTCCACAACATGCAAAACATATTATGAATAATCCAAAGACAAAAACAATCTTTGATGCTTTAAAAGGTGCAAATGAAAGAGGTGCAAAGTCTGTGAATATTGTAGTAGGACAGGATCGTCAAGCTGAGTTTGAAAATCTAGCAAACAAATATAATAATAAACTTTATAAATTTGATCGTATCAATGTGATATCTGCTGGAGATCGTGACCCAGATGGTGAAGGTGTGAGTGCCATGTCTGCATCTAAATTGAGAAAAGCAGCAGCAGATGATGATTATGATACATTTAGAAGTGGAGTGCCAAAAGCATTAAAGGATGACGCTGCAAGAAAATTATATGATTCACTTCGACAGGGAATGAAAGTTAAGAAACAACAAAATGAAATGTGGAGAATTGCTCCTAAGTTTGATTGGAGAAACCTTCGTGAAAACTACATGAATGGTAACATATTCCGTGTTGGTGACATCGTTGAAAATGATAATACTGGTTTGATTGGTAAGATTATTCGTACAGGTGCGAATCATATTATCGCAGTGACTGAAGAAAACATAATGTTTAAATCATGGATTAAGGACATTACTGAAAAGTTCACTGAGATATCTGGTGTGCCTGCAAATCAAAGAGAAGTTGGAACAGACGCTCTAAGACAATACACTCAAAGACTTTCACATAATCCTATCATCCTTAATTTTATAAATAAATCTAGAAAGAATCGTGCAAAGAGTAATGCTTAGTCAAAAATTACAAGATGACTTGATGAGTGCGTATCAAAAAGTCTATGAAGAGAAGAGAGGACATGCGGCTGGTGCTGATGATACAGAGAAACAAGCATCACAATTAGCTTCTGATGTTAGATATAAAGCTAAAGGTAAAGTTCCCGAAGGTGCTTCAAAAGAAGAGAAGATGAAAATATTTCTTCAAATACTTGGTGCATCACCAGCACCTAATGTTGTGAAAGCAATGGCAAAACAAAAACTATTAGGTGAAGAAGTAGTTAAAGAAATGAGATTTGATGATGGTAAGGAAGGAAAAGAGAAAAGAAAGGAAGCACTTAGAAAGAAAAGAGGAATGACAAAAGCTCAGATGGATAAACATCCACAGTTTAAAGATGATGATGTAAAGGAAGGATACAAAGGAACTATGGATATGAGTAAGTCGCATCCAGAGGCAAAGAAAAAGGTAGAAGACAACATTGCAAAACATTTTGGGAAAAAGGAAAAGAAAGAAGTGAAAGAAGGTAGTGCCTACGGTATCTACAGGGGAGACGGTAAGATGAAGATTGGTAAGAGAGATGAAGGCGAGAAAGCACCTCGTAAACAAAAAGGTGCAATGGCTTATGATGGCCCAAACAAAGAAAGAAGTGAGGCTGCTGATAGAATTATTGCAAAGACTAAGAAGAAGCGTAAGAAAATGAATGAGATGTCTTGTCCTTCTCCAAAAGTTGTTGACACATCATCTAAACCAAAAGAGAAAAAAATGACTCCTAGTATTTTAGATAAGATAAGAAAATTAAACACTGGTGCTGGATCTCAGTATGAACAAGTTGTTCATGAGAAAATGGATCCTGTAGGACAGGAAGATAAAGATATCGACAATGACGGTGATCATGATTCAACTGATAAGTATCTTTTAAATAGACGCAAGGCAATCGGTAAAGCAATTGCAAAGAAACGTGGTCGTGTGAAGGAAGGTTTTTCTGCGTGGAGGATTGATCTAGATTTTCAAGAACAAGTAAAAAAGTAAAAGGGGGACTGGTTTCCTCCAAGTCCCCAAACTGCATAGTCATGCCCGACAAAGAGGGGGCTGAAGAAAAGACCACAAAATCTGTTGTCAATAAGAAACAGAAACAGATGATGGGTGAGGAAGGTTATGATCATCTAAGAGATCAAGGAAGAATAAGAAAAAACAAAAAGAAAAAGGATGCAACTACATTACCAGTAAGTGATGAAGTTAAAAAGACACAGAAGGTAAACAAAGGCCCATCTGCACTTGAACGTGTGAAGGCTGATATTGAGAAGAGATATGGTAAAGATGCCATTATGAAAGTGAAGAAAGAATCCACAGAACTTTTAGAGATGGGAAAGAAATTTGGGCCAGGTGGTGATCCAATTAAGAAGAAGGGTTTTATTGATAAATCATTAAATAAACTAAAAGTTAATACACCAGTAAAGAAGATTGACACTGATACTGATGTAAAGACTGAGGAAGCTAAGTCTTTATTTTCAACACCTGGCTTAAATAAATTAAAAAAATTTAAAGATTTTAAAAGTAACGCTGATAGAGTTTTTGGTAGAAAATCACCTGATTTAACAAAAGTTGCAGAGGCTTTTGGTGGTTATATTTTTGAAGCACCTATTGATGCTGAGGGTAATATAACTGCAAAAAAAGGAGAATCACGAAGAATAAGAAAAAAAATTAGTAAAATAGAAAAAGATATAACTGGAAAAAATATTGATGTTGATGCAGAAAAGAGAATTTTAGACGCTAAAGCAAATAAAAAAGCGATGAAGGATGCAGGGACAGATCAACTATTGGATAAGATAAATCAAAAAACAAAACCTAGAAGAATAAGAAAAAGACCATCTAGTGCGCCATCACTTGCAGATGTAAAGAAAGGTATTAACATTAAAAATCCTACTGTAGTAGGAAAAACTGGTGGAAAAATTCCTTTAAAATTAGGAAGTAAAAAGGCAGTTCAAACTGCATTAAAGACTGGTACAAAAACAGCAGTTAAAAAAGCAGCTGCAAAGGGAACTGGTAAATTACTTGCAAAAAGAATTCCAGGCGTAGGAGCTGCAATTTCTGGTGCAGAAACATTTGGAAGAGCTGCATCGGGTGATTACGTTGGTGCTGCGATCTCTGGTGCTGAGACAATTGCAAACTTAATCCCAGGCGTGCAACAAACTATTGGAACTGGTCTTGCTGGTATTGGCATGGCGAGAGACATAAGAAGAGCTTCTAGGACAGCAGGCGCTATTAAAAAGACAATATCAACAGCAAAAAGAGCAAGAAAAATTAAGAAGGTAGGTTCTACTGCTGTGAATGTTGGGCCTAGAATTACCACAAGTGGTGGTAAAGTAAAATCATTTGTGAAGACACCTAGAAAAATAAAGAAAACATTACCAAAAACAGACACTGCTTATTCACCACCAAGCACTACAGAACTAGGAAAAAAAATTAGAGGAAAAACTCCATTTGGTAGAAAAGTTAGAGCTGCAGCAGTTGGACAAGAATTTTTACCTGGCGGTGGAATTGGAAGAAGAGCTCTAAGGGCATTAAGAGGAGTCAAACCTAAGTCTCCTGATGGTAGTCACGTCGGACGTAGAACAGCAGGGTAGGAAGTCGTATATATACTATTAGTGTATTTTACAGAAAAATGTTGTCATTTTTATTACCTTTCGCATCGAAGATAGTTTCCGATGCAGTAAAAAAGATTCCTGATGATCCCCAGATCGGAAGAGCA